AAGAGGGATTCTTCACAGAACCAACACCAGCAATGCCAAACGATGTAAAGAACCAGAGTTCAGTAGTCGCTTACAGAGATTACTATATAAAGTATAAACAACATTTGGCAAAATGGACAAAAAGGGATATCCCACAGTGGATGAAAATATATGCTGCATAAGATAAGTGAGTTTTGTGATAAGATTGATGACCTCAAAGTTATGTCTGATAAACTCAGAGATATGAAATATGGTACACCTAAAGCTTCTAAATTATCGATTGATGAGTTTATTGCAACAATCCAATTAGATTGTCAATTACTTGCCAACGATAAATCTAAATATAATAAGGAATAGTATGCCGACATTTAATTTTAAGAACCATACTACTGGCGAAGAGTTTGAAGAATTCTTTACTAGTAACGATGCGAAATATGAGTGGATGGAAAGTCATCCCAATGAGATAACTCAACTTCCAAGTACATTTGCTATATCTGGACATGGAACTGGAGATAGGATTAAGAATGATGCTGGTTGGAATGAAGTGTTGTCTAAAGCAGCAGAAGGTAATCCAGGCACACCGATGGCAGAACGATATGGTAAACCATCGATAAAAGAAATTAAGACAAGACAAGTAGTTAAGAAACACTTGGCGAAACAGAATAAGGGGAAATAGTATGGCAAAGGCGAAAGATATCCGTATCGATAATATGGTAACAGTTAGTCCTGTAACTGACAATCAAAAGATTGCATTCCAAGATTATAAGGCAGGGAAGAACCTTTTCTTATATGGAGCGGCAGGAACAGGTAAAACCTTTATTACTTTATATATGGCACTACAAGAGGCATTAAGAAATGAAACTAAGTATGATACAGTATATATTGTTCGTAGTGCAGTTCCTACTCGTGAAATTGGTTTCTTGCCAGGCGATGAAGAAGACAAGACAGCGTTGTTCCAAGTACCTTATCAGAATATGGTAAAGTTCATGTTTGAACAACCTAACGAACAAGCGTTTGCTATGTTGTATGACAGACTAAAGAATCAAAATTCTCTGATGTTTCTTACTACCTCATTCCTTAGAGGTATTACATTAGACAATGCAATCATCATTGTGGATGAGGCACAGAATTTGACATTCCATGAGTTGGATACAATCATTACTCGTGTGGGTATGGATTCAAAGATTATGTTCTGTGGTGATTTCTTTCAGAGTGATTTGCAGAAAAATATTGATAAAGAAGGTATCAAACACTTTATGAAAATCCTAAAGGGTATGAAGTCTTTCTCTAATATTGAATTTACACTAGGTGACATTGTTCGCTCTGGTATGGTTAAAGAATACCTTATCAGTAAAATAAAGGTAGAAGATAATGGGTAAGAAAAGTCAAAGAACATCTCAAACCTCAAAGGGTGAGAGAAGAAGTCTTGCAAGAGATGTTGTGAAAGCAACTCGCAGAGACTATATGAAAAGTGGTATGAGAGGTATTAATCAACTCGCCGCATTTATGAGGGGTAAGAATGTTGTGTTAACAATTGAAAACCCCAACAAGAACGAAACGAATAAAAGAATGATTCGTGTTCCTGCCGCAGATGTGTGGCGAAGAGGTAATTTCAAAAAGTCTTGACATTAGACTGATTTTACTGTATTATATTATTAACAATCAAAAGTGAGTATATTATGACATTTGTACATAACCCAATTGATATCCCAGAGGTATCTACTAAAAACATTAACCGTAAGCGTTTCTATGATACGCCGACAGGTTTCTATCCATCCATTACAACCGTATTGGGTGTTCGTAAAGAGAAACAACAAGGACTTGCAAAGTGGCGTGAAAGAGTTGGTAACGATGTTGCTAACCATATCATGCGAACTGCTGCTGGTCGTGGAACTGCTGTTCACCATATGTGTGAAGACTTCCTTAATAACAAAGATGTTATCAAAGAAGACCAGAAGTTCTTACCTTGGTGTTTGTTCTCACAACTAAAACCAACCTTAGAGAAATCTATAAATAATATATATGCTCAAGAATGTGGATTGTGGAGTGAGAAGTATCGTGTTGCTGGAAGAGTAGATTGTATTGCAGAATGGAATGGTATACCATCCATTATTGATTTCAAGACATCTCGTTCAGAACGTAAAGACGATTATAATTTTGAGTATTATATGCAAGCATCTGCTTATGCAGAGATGTTTGAAGAAAGGACTGGAATTGAGATTAATCAGATTGTCATTCTAGTCGTTACAGAGGATGGACTAGTTCAAGAGTTCGTTAAAGAGAAGCATGAATATCTGCCACATCTAATCGAAACCATTGATATGTTCACAGAACAATGGGAAAAAGAAAATGAAGAAAATGCTGATAAGCCAGATGTTGTTGGGGTGCCTGTTTAGTACAGTAGTATTTGCAGACCCAGAACAAAAACAAAAACCAATACAATGTGCTTCTTATGATGAAGTATATGAAGCATACATTGAACCAAATAACATGAATCCATTATTTACTGGTGTCTCTATTATTCGTAGGGCAGATGGTAATAAACAACCAATGCCAGTAGTGTTTTATCTAAACTCTGATGATGGTAGATGGATGTGGATTGAGACTAACCAAGAAGAAACTTGTGTTATTAATATTGGTGATGGATGGGATTCTAATGTTTCCTCAGAAGCACTTCATGCACTTTTATCTAGAAAAAAGACTTGACATTCAAAGACTACTATGGTATAAATAATATACAGTTTGTTGATACAATCTGAAAACTAGACAGGACGGCGGGGCAGTACCGCCCGCCTCCACCATAATTACTTGAGGACAATATGTTTGATAGACTAACAGAGTTTTTTATAAAACTGTTTAAGATACAAGAAAAGACGCCAATAAGATATCTATCTGGTGTTGGTAAATCGAGTAATTATGATGGGGGCGAAATAGGATCGACTGATGGGAATAGGAAAGAGTAGAACTGTGGTGTGGTCGCCTGATAGACCAATGAAGTAAACGCAAACGATAATGACTTTGCATTAGCAGCCTAGGTTGCTTAGGGTTTCGGTAGGTTTCCTCGTAACAGAATAACCTACCACGTTCATCCTCGGTAGAGGACGGAAGTATGCTATAATGCAGAAGGAACGCACTCAACTGTAAAAAGGAGAGTGATATGGAACTTTGGCAATTGTGGGTATATCGAAGATTGATATTAGAACACAAACGCAATAATCTTCTAAAACTACTGTGGTATAGGCGATAATTATGGAGTTAGTATGTATAGAGTGACAGGTTATTTTAGGGAAAGAAAAGTAGTTCAATACTTCAGTGATGTGTATGACGCTATAGATTTCAAAGACGTAGTTGATGCACACTATCCCCTAAAGGTAACATTTGAAAAAGGAGTTTATCCAGTGAGAAGTTTTATTGTAGACAGTTGGAATGCTGTTATGAATTCGGAGTATAATCCACTTAGTGCTATTCCACACACTGGTACAAGGCATATGATAATGCAAGTACTGGCGTGGATGTGGGTGATTGTATTTACAATATCAACAGGTACATGGGCATTTATAGGTGCTAACCTTATTGCCCATTCATTGTTACTTGGTGCAATTGTGATTACTGTCGGTACATTTGAAACTGCTAAACGTAAACCAGAATATTTTGGTGGATTTGGTAGAGGCAAAGGTGGTGAACACGAATAGGGTGATGCCTTAATACATCCGTGTGGGGGAACTGTTACCCCCACAATCACACAACATAACACAACACACAAGGAGAAAAGTTATGAGTAATAAAAACCCTTTTGAACTACGGTTCGATGTTCTAAGAATGGCAAAAGAAATGATGGATACGCAACACGAAGTTGCGAACAACAAGTTCTGGTCAATGATAGAACAATACAAAGACCAAGGTAAGGATATACAAGAGGTGTATGAAAAGTATACACCACAGATGTATAAGCCTGCCGCAGTCATGGAAAAGGCAGAAGAACTCTACAAGTTTATAACTAAGAGAGACTAATGCCGACTTGCACCCAGCATTTATACACTGGCTCTGCTTTATAAGGTGGGGGGAAGAATATTCCTTTCGCTTCCCCTCACCACTTTATTGAATAACATGGAGATATTATGAACTTAGAAGAACTCGCAGTGATGACGCCAAAGAAATTCGCCATCAAGATTGAAGAATTAGTAAAACTTGGTAATGGTCAAACAACATATATGGATGCAATATTAGATTATTGTGAGAAACACTCAATGGAGCCGGATGCAGTCGCACCCTTAATCTCCAAACCACTCAAAGAAAAAATAGAGGCAGATGCAAGAGAACTAAACTTCTTGCCAAGAGTTGCAACCCTACCAATCTGAGGATAGACCTAATGGAAGGATGGAATGCATACCAGATGTATCTGGGCCTGAAGCTTCACTTCACAACAGATTACGAATATAGAAAGTACGGTGGTAAAACATCTGCTTCTAAGGGTTCGTTCCTCAAACGCAAAGATAGGTATTTTTTTGCTCGTGTTGCTAGGAAATATGGAAACAATACAGAACAATATTATATTGCTAATTTTGTAAAGTCTCCAAAGGGATGGTTAGGTGATTTTAGTGAAGAGAATTACATGGACTGGATGAAATACAAGCAGTCACTGACATATAATTTTATGACAGATATGAATGTTTTATTTACACAAGTTGATGATTTTGATACAATTTTCTCTTTACAAAAGGGTCAACATCCTGTATTATTAAAGAACTTCCTCGCAAAGAGGATTAGTTTAGAAACGATGGTAATCCTTGAAGGGTTGCTGTCATATGTAGGAAAATGGGATAAGGAATTACACGATGATTTAGTATGGCCAGATAGTAGACGTTTAATCGTCAAATACGGTGCATTTTTGAGTTATGATATTCATAAATGTAGGAATCAACTTTTGAGGACAATAAAGGAAACTTTCTAATGTCTGATGAATTAATTAGGGAAAGAGATTTCTATCGTGCAAAGGTTTCAGACCTCGCATCACGAAATAAAAATCTAGAGTTTGACAACGCTGAACTAGTGAAGCGTGACCAAGATATCACCAAGAAATTGAATGATATGTCATCTCGCAGTAGTAACAACTACCGCCCACGTCCAAGACGGACGCATTAAAGACCAGAACCTCGGTACGTTTGAAAACTGCCCATTTTGAAATTTGTAACAAAGGTGGAAAAGAATATGGTAGAAAATAAGGAAGTAAATAAAATGCTTACAACAGCAAGACTAATTAGTTATTCACAACCACCAGAAGGAGAGTTGTATGTCGGTAAAGATGTCCAAGAACTTATATCTTATTGCGCCCGTGTCTCCAATCCGGCCAATCAAGAAGCACACAAAACGTCCGAAAAACTTATCAAATACCTTGTTAAAAACAAGCACTGGTCGCCGCTTGAAATGGCTAGCGCTTGCATAGAGGTTGAAACTACTCGTGATATTGCACATCAAATTGTGCGTCACAGAAGTTTTGCTTTTCAAGAGTTTAGTCAGAGATACGCAGAACCCTCTGCAATGGGTAATGCATTTACAACTCGTGAAGCAAGACTACAAGATACAACCAATAGACAGAACTCTATTGAGATTGAGAATGACCCAAATATCCAAATGGATGCAAAGACAGTTGAACTTATTACAGACTGGCAACGTAGACAACATGGAGTTATTAATCAAGCAAAAGATGCTTATGATTGGGCAATAAAGAATGGTATTGCAAAGGAACAAGCACGAGTTGTTCTACCAGAAGGATTGACTAAAACACGATTGTACATGAATGGAACACTGCGTTCTTGGGTACATTATATTGAATTGCGTTCTGCAAATGGAACGCAAAAAGAGCATATGGATGTTGCAAAATTGTGTGCAATTGAAATTGCTAAAATCTTCCCACTAATGGAGAAATTGTAATGACTTTTTATTTAACCCACCAAGAAGACGATGACGGCCCAGAATCGTATCATACTCAAAGAGTAGAGTTTACTGTTGCTGATGATGCAGATATCAGTGAACTGTGTGATTCATTTGAACACTTTCTAAAAGCAAATGGATATCAGTTTGATGGACATATTGGTATCATTCCAAAAAAAGAATGGTTCAATAGTTGGAAACCAGAAGATGATGCTACCTCTGGACATTACAGGGTGAAGTTCAATTGGAATACTGACCTTGGGTAGAGTATTTGTATTAGGCAATGGTGAATCCAGACTAGGGATGGATTTGTTTGGTCTTAAACTTCAGGGTAAGATGTATGGTTGCAATGCTTTGTATCGCAACTTTACACCTGATGTACTTATATGCGTGGATGGTGGAATGCAACATGAAGTGTATTCCTCTGGTTATGCAATAGACAATAAATGCTATTTTCGTACATGGAATAAACTTCCAGAAGAGGCATTCTATATGATGGATGAATATTTTACATTTACTCAAAGAATAGGATGTGATATTCAGAATGATAAATTTGGTAGAAAACAATTTGTACTGAATGGCACAGACCCCAATCAGTTACAAAAATTGTATGAATACCATACTAAAATTGGTTCAGATAAAACTACTGTTGATGAATTGTTATTAAAACATCACAGGTGGATTACTTGGACTGAAGAGAATGATGAAGTACATATCATTCCAGAGAATTATAGTGGTTGGAGTGCAGGGCCAATCGCTGTGAGGATGGCACTAGAAGATGAAAATCCAGATGAAGTATATCTGATTGGATTCGACTTAGGTAGTCCGAATGAGTTGATTAATAATGTTTATAAGGGTACAGATAACTATCTGTCTAATGATGCTGCTGTGACACCCTCAGATAACTGGATTACTCAACACCTAAATAACTTTACAGATTATCCTGATACGAAATTCTATAAGGTTAATACTGCCCCATTAGGAACAGATGCGACTTGTCAATTCGTGAAAGAGTGGGAACACTGCGAAAACCTCCAATATATAGAGAAAAATTCTTTGCAATTATCTCTTGACTTTGGGTGGATGATGTAGTATTATATAACTTACATGATGAGAAATGTGAAATACATAAACATATATAAACATACGGAGAAAAAAATATGTCAATATCAACTTTAAGAAACCAGAACAGTCTGGATAAATTACTTGCACAAGTACAGCAAGATGAGAAACCATCAGGTGGTGAAAAGAAGTCCTATGTGGATGACCGTCTATGGAAACCTGTCGTGGATAAGGGTGGCAACGGTTACGCAGTAATTCGCTTCCTGCCTGCTCCAGAGGGTGACTCTGAAATGCCGTGGGTGAGAGTATGGAATCACGCATTCCAAGGCCCGACTGGTCAATGGTTCATTGAGAACTCTTTGACTACTATCAATCAGACTTGTCCTATTAGTGAGATGAACTCTCAGTTGTGGAATTCTGGTGTAGAGTCGGATAAAGAGATTGCAAGGAAACAGAAACGTAAGTTGCAATATTATGCTAATATCTACGTTGTAGAAGATGCTGCGAACCCAGAGAATAACGGTAAAGTTATGCTCTATAAGTTCGGTAAGAAAATCTTTGACAAGTTGATGGAAGCAATGCAACCTGAGTTTCCTGATGACCCTCAAATCAATCCATTTGATATGTGGGAAGGTGCAAACTTCAAACTGAAGATTCGTAAGGTAGATGGTTACTGGAACTATGATAAGTCAGAATTTGACTCTAAGTCACAGTTAAAGTCTACTGACGATGAACTAGAGGCAATCTATAAGAAGACCCATTCGTTGAATGACTTCATTGCACCTAGTAACTTCAAGACTTATGATGAGTTGAAAACTAGGTTGGATGCTGTACTATCTGGTACAGTTGCAACTAAAACTGCTGCTGCAATGGTAGATGAGGAAGAAGTTCCTTTTACACCATCGTTCAAGAATGAGGCACCTGCTCCTATGGCAAGTGTTGATGCAGTTGAAGACGATGCAATGTCGTACTTTGAAAAGTTGGCAAATGAATAAGGTGTACTAGTAAAGTAATATCCTTGGTGTGCAGTAAGTCTCTTACCAGAGTCGTAACACCACACTAAATAGACTAGGTAGTAGAAAGAAGATTGGGGGCAGAAAGTAATTTCTGCTCCCTTTCTCACGTTGGGTACAATATTTGCATAACAATATATTGACAGGGATGTGCGTCAAATTGTTATGCGTGTCAAAAATTTGAACGGATTAAAAGTCTTATAAAT